CTATCCAGACAACTCATCAGCCAAAGCAGACACTTCATTCATGAGCAGTTGGATCTCACTCTTATTGCTGTTGGGGTCGCCCAACCCTTCATTTAAGAGCTCTTTTGCAAGGTTTATATATTTCGACTTTGCCTTTATTGTTTTTAACTTTTTCGTTTTTTCTATATGTGCCTTTGCTGGATTTGTATAGATTTTTGTATGGAATGCTCTGCTATTGTCTGACATGAAATCTTTTATACGATTGAATGTTTCAGTGTCAAACAAATCTATATACGCGCTTCTTATCTCGTCAAATTTAATAACAGAAAGTTCGTATCTTGATGTTGCTGTTTCTTTATTTTTGCTCCGCAGTGCAATGTCCATTGATTCAGCCATTATCTGAATGTCACGCAGCGCTGTCGCCATTCTCGGATTAATCGTCATTAGTTTTTTGATTTTTTCTTTTTGATAGCTGGGTGTCCTTGGGTCTTTTAGCGCTTCCAGGGCAGAATGTTGAAAGAAAGTCTTTATGGTCTTCGCTTTTGAACGTTGATGTAGAAGTACAAATAGAACGACAATGACGAGCAACAGAATAACAAACCCACCGTTCCAAATTGACCATAATTTTTGCAAAGCAACAAAAACAACACCGAAGACAATCAAAAAACCGATAGCCGTATCTTTTTGACGTCCCACGGATCCCCTCCTTTTTTCTGCCTTAAGCAGCCTCTTTTTGAGCGTCTTGCAGTTGTCTCGCCAGCCTGATCTTATACAACTCTGTCAGAAAATTTTGTGCGGCAGTTATTTCTGTGTCGACTTTGTTCAGAGCTGGTGCCAGAAGGTAGCTGGCAAAAACTGCAGTTAAGGTTCCGACCAGAAGCCAGAGCATTCTGCCGCCAAGCAGGATGCCGGCGGTCGCACAAACTGCGGCGATCAGACCAAGGGGCAGCCTGGCATCGATAAGCCCCTTTTTTCGTCTAAGAATATTGAGGTGTCTAGAAATCTGAGAGATGGCCTGATCTATGTCGGCCGGGCTCTGCATGCTGTTGATGACCTGGATCACGACGCTGTTGTTCAGCGTGCTTCCCTGAACAACTGCCGTGCTACTGTACGCCATGTTGTGGGCAGCCCCCTCCTGTTTTTTGCTCACCCTTCCATAACCTCCTTGATCTTTAGAAGTTTTTTCTTGATGTCGGCAATAAGGGCCGGGTTCCCGTAGTTTTCCAGCAGTTCCACAAGCTCCTTCAGGTCCTCTCGTATGGGCAGGGGCGCTTCTGGGTGGAGGTTTGTCTGGCCGTTACCCATATTCTGCACAACCTCACCCTCAATACTGGAACCTTGGACAACCGCCTGGCTATTGATGGCTAGGTTGCCGGCCACCCTCTTTTTCATCGGCTCCTCTCCCACCACCAGCCAGGCCGGATTGATATCCGGATGGGCATCTAGAATCCGCTGCAGATGTTTCTGGTCCGGGGTTCTCTCCCCTCGCTCCCAACGACCTACGGTGTTTTTGGATACTCCAACGCATTTGGCAAAGTCCCCTTGGGACGTGTCCCCTCTAACAAGCTTTATGCGGTCTGCAATAGTTGACATGACACCCGTCTGGGTTGCGATCTCATAAGTTTAAAGTTGCAACCTTGGCAAACATCTGGTCGCAACCACCCGACACCGACCACAAGTTGTTGAATTTACACAAAAGAACCAACACCTCACGCCCATGCCAGAATGGCCAGGCAACCCAATTAGGTTGCAACCATCGCCCGTGTGGGCATTTTCTCGTTGACATAAACCCCGAATGGGTTTATTTAGATTGACATGACAAGCAAACGCCCCCCAAAAAAAGCCGACGCCCGTCGGATCTGGATCAAAAGTCAGCTCGAGCTGCGCGGGCTTTCGTATTCGGCCATCGCCCGCGATCTGGGAGTAAGCCGCCAAGCGGTTAGGGCCGCCCTCGTTGGCCGCAGTCGACGCATGGAGAAAGAAATCGCTATCCGTTTGGATATGTCGCCTCGGGACATTTGGCCCGAGCGTTATCCCGACTGTGCAGATTCTAGCCGAGGCAGAAAGGGTGCGCAATGACAAAGCCGCGTAAAAGAATCGTCAGCGACCCGAACCAAATGAGCCTGCTCGACTACCTGAAGCAGGAGCGCGAGGAGCGCATGGCCAAGGCCGCCGGCCGGCTGTGCGTATCGGCCAGGTTGCAGTCGGCTATCCGGGCGGCAATTAAGGCCGCGCCCAAAAGCCGAGAGACGATCGCCGACGAGATGAGCGAACTGGTCGGGCAGACAGTCACGGTGCACCAGGTCAACAACTGGACCGCCGAGAGCCACCCCCATCGGATGCCGGCGGAACTGTTGCCGGCCTTCTGCGAGGCGACCGGCAGCATCGAGCCACTGCGGGTGCTGGCCGAAGCGGCAGGGGTGTTCACCCTGCCGGGCGCCGATGCCCTGCGTGCCGAGCTGCAGCGGCTGGACGAAGAAGCCAAGCGCATCGCTGCCGAGAAGCGCAAGCGGCTGCTTTTCTTACGTGAGCTTGAAGGACAGTAGAAAGGAGGAAGTCTATGCCCCCGCTCCGCTTGCTGCAAAACGTCGAATCCAGCGCCAGCGAAGCCATGTATAGCTTCTTTTCGCTGGCGACCATGATCGAATTTGGGGCCGTGGCCGCCGACAGCGCAGACAAAGACAGCCATGTGAATGTCTCGCCCGAACAGTGGGCACGTCTGTGTGACATCCTGAAAGATATGGCCGCCAAGGTGGCCGACGATCTCGACGAGCTCGAAAAAAACATCAACGCCCTCGTCCTGCTTTTGAAGAAGGAGGGAACACAATGAACAAACGCCGTGTTATCAGTGGCTTGATTAATGAAACATCTAGCAGCACCGACCGGCAAGAAGCCGCTTGGGGACACACAATGTCCGCTGCATGCAAGTTCGGCCTCGATGTCCCACCAGAAGTCAACTCAATAGCTGACGTGGCCCGGGCGGTAGACAACGACCCGTCACTCATCGACGTCCCCGAAAGCAATGTTCTGATCTGCTGGCCTGAAGATGGTGCGCTGGTCATCATCCACGTCAGCAGCGAAAAGACCCCTGAAGGGATCCACGATGTCTGCAGACGTGTCTTTTTTCTGCCAGAGGACAACAGCTTCTATTTCGACCCCATCGAACTGCACATCGCCACCAACGAGGACGGAAGCAAGGCCTTTCGACTTGAGGGAGCGGAACCGACTCAAGGCGAAACCTGTCAAAAAGAGCTCGTCGAACGGGCCTTGTCTGTGTTGCCGGCCTTGATGGTTGTCAACGGCGCCCTGGCCGCGGGAGTGGTTTCGGCCGCAAAAAGCAAGCTGAAAATTATCAGGGGTGGGAAGGCATGATCGTCACCGTTGCCGACATCGCCGCCGCCCTCGGTGTATCAGGGCAGGCCATCCGCAAGCGGATGCAAAAGGAAAAATGGCAGCCGGAGCCTGGTCGAGGCAAGGGCGGCGCGCACCGGTTCGACCTGGACAAATTGCCGTTGCGACCGGATGAGAAGAAGAAGGTGCAGGACGCCCTGCTCGACAAGATGATCGCCGCGCTGCCGGAGCCCGTGTGCAGCCTGCCGGCCAAGGTCGAGACGGCACTGGCACCGATCGTCGAGAAGGCCCTGCCGGCCCCGGAGCAGCTGGCCGACTGGCAGCGCCGCACCATGGATGCCAGGCTGGCCCTGCTGCGGCACATCGAGCAGTTGGCCTGCGCCACCAGCCTGAACAAGGCCATCAACCGGGTGGTGGCCCTGGCCAAGGTCGGGCAACTGCCTGAACATCTGCAGGCCCTGGTGCCAGTGGCCAACGCCCGATCCGGCAGGATGGGCAAAAACACCCTCAGCCGGCGTACCCTGTTGCGCTGGCGCAGCGACCTGAAACTGGGTGTCAGCGCCCTGGCGCCACGTGAGCCGGCCAAACGGCAGGAGGCTCCGCCATGGGCGACGGCGCTGCTGGCCGCCTGGCGGCAGCCGCAAAAGCCCTCACTGGCCGAGGTGGTGCGCCAGCTCAATGCCGCCGGCATCGAGGTCAGCTATCCCCAGGCGCGCCGCTACCTGAAAACTGTCGGCGAGATCGAAAAGAACCGCGGCCGCATGGGCCCGCGCGAGCTGAAAAGCATCAAGCCGTTCCGTCGGCGCGATACGAGCAAGATGCTGCCGACAGATGGCTACATTGCCGATGGCCACACCTTTGACGCCGAGGTGGCGCATCCGGATCATGGCCGCCCGTTCCGCCCCGAGGTCACCCTGATTGCAGATATCGCCACCCGGGTCATCGTCGGCTGGAGCGTTGCCCTGGCCGAATCGACCCTGGCCACCCTCGATGCCCTGCGCATGGCTTGTGAGAAATACGGCGTGCCCAGCTGCCTATATACCGACAACGGCAGCGGCTACTGCAACCAGGTACTCACCGCCCCGGGCACCGGGCTGCTGGCCCGGTTGAGTATCGATCATCACAGAAGCCTCCCCTACAACAGTCAGGCACGCGGCATCATCGAGCGCGCCCACCGGTCGATCCTGGTGGCTCTGGCGAAGCGTTTACCCACCTACATCGGCGCGCCCATGGACCGCGAGGCCGCCAAGATCGTCCACAAGTCAACCCGCGCCAACGGCGAACTGCTGATCGAGTGGAATGACTTCATCCGCCTGATCGAGGCCGCCATCGACGAATACCACCACAAGCCCCACGGTGGCCTGCCGAAATTGCGAGATCCGGTCACCGGCAAAAAGCGCCATTACAGCCCGATGGAGTACTGGCAGCACTTCGAGCAGAACGGCTGGCAGATGGTTCCGGCCGGCGAGTTGCCCGACCTGTACCGGCCGCAAGTGGCGCGCACCGTGAACCGGGGCGAGGTACGGCTGTTCGGCAACATCTATTTCAGCCGCGACTTGGCCGAATGGCACGGAGACACCGTGTATGTCGCCTACGACGTGCACGACGCCGGCAAGGTGTGGGTGCGTGACGAAGATCAGCGGCTGATCTGTGTGGCCGAATTGGACGGAAACAAGAGCGACTACTTCCCCATGCCGGTCATCGAGCAACAGCGCGAGAAGCGTGCCCAGGGCCGCCTGAAGCGCCTGGAAATGAAGCGACAGGAGATCGAGATGGAACGCCGTGGCGGCAGTCTGCCGGGCACCATCGAGATCACCCCCGAGCGGCAGGAGGCCCGCCGGCGGATCGAGCTGGAGATGCAGCAGCCCACAGTGGTCGAGATTCCGCAGGACGACCGCGGGCGCTACCGCTTCTGGTGTCAACTCGAACAGCGGCTGGCTGCCGGCGAGGATTTAACCGAGCGCGAACAGCGCTTTTACGAGGGCTTTGCCCGCACCGACATCTTCCGGGCGTTCCGGGAGGTCGAGCAGGAATTGGCGATCAAATAGAAAGAAGCCGTGCTGCAACACGGCTTCCGGGCGGGCCTTGCGGCCCAAATCACCATAGACAGGAGGAAGCATGACACACGAAGCCACAACCGTCAACACCGTCGCCCCGTTGGTCAATGTCGGGCTGTGTACCGGCGCGCTCGAGCGGGCCATCAACCGGCCGGCGCACCTGCCCGGCATGAGCTGCCTGTACGGGCCTTCGGGCTGGGGCAAATCGACCGCCGCCAGCTACGCCGCCAACAAGCATCGCGCCTACTACATCGAATGCAAGTCGACCTGGACCCGCAAGGCAGTGCTTTTGGCGATCATCAAGGAGATCGGTCTGCCGCCGGCCAAGACGATCTACGAGATGACCGACCAGATCTGCGAGCAGCTGGCGCTGTCCGGTCGCCCGCTCATCGTCGACGAGATGGATCACCTGGTCGACAAGCAGGCGGTCGAGATCATCCGTGACATCTACGAGGGCAGCGGCGCCGCCATCCTGCTGATCGGCGAAGAGCGGCTGCCGGCCAAGCTGCAGAAGTGGGAGCGCTTCCACGGGCGGATCATGGACTGGGTGCCGGCGCAGCCGGCCGACATGGACGACACCCGCCACCTGGCCCACCTGTACTGCCGCGACCTGGAGATCGCCGACGATCTGCTGCAGGAGCTGCTCGAAGCTTCGCACGGCTCGGTGCGCCGCATCTGCGTCAACCTGCAGTCGGTGCAGATGGAAGCCCAGGCCCAGGGCATCGATCGCATCACCCTGGCCGACTGGGGCAAACGCCCCTTCTTCACTGGCAATCCGCCGGCCAGGAGGGTGTGACATGGCGATGAAACCGGTCGACAAGAGATCCCCGGAGGAGAAGCGCGAGGCCGTCTGGGCCGTCATCAGGCAGTTGCGCCAGTTCTGTGTGCGCGATCTGTACATGGAGGTCCGCCTGGGCAAGGAGACCATCCGCGATTACGTTGCCGGCCTGACCGCCGCCGGCTATCTGGAGAAGATCCGCGAGGCGCACCTGAGCCAGCCCGCTCTGTACCGGCTGGTGAAGGACTGCGGTCCCGAGGCGCCCCGGGTGCGCAAGGATGGCACGCCGGTCACCATGGGGCTGGGCCGCGAGCTGATGTGGCGGACGATGCGCATCCTCAAGGAGTTCTCGCCGCAAGAGCTGGCGATCACCGCCAGCATCGAGGGCTGCGAGATCGCCGTCGGAACCGCCAAGGACTACATCCATCACCTGGTCCGGGCCGGCTACCTGGCCGTGTCGCAGCCAGCCAAGCCAGGCACCCAGGCCCGCTACCGCTTTTTGCCCAGCCGCTACACCGGCCCGAAGCCGCCGCAGGTGCAGCGCGTCAAGACCGTGTATGACCCCAACCTGGGCAAGGTGGTCTGGAGCAGCAGGGAGGTGGCGTCATGACCGCGACCGACCGGATGGAGCTGCTGCGTGAAAAGGTTGCCGAGCGCGGCCAGGCGCAGGTTGCCCGCGAGCTGGGATACTCGGCCTCCGCCATCAGCCAGGTGCTGAACGACAAGTACCAGGGCAGCCTGGTGCGGCTGCTCGAGCGGGTGGCC